TTACTCCGATGGCTGCTGCGGGGTAGCTCCCTCGCAGGTGAGGGAGATGGCGGGGGAGGAAGGACGGTCGGCGGGGAGCCACGCGGCGCGGAGGGCGTCCGGCTCCGCGCCGATGCCGCGACTCCGCGCGAAGCGGCGCAGGATCGCGTCGATCCGCGCGTCTGCGGCGGCGTTCACCAGCGCGCGGACGGCGGCCTCTCCTTCCGCGCCGGCGGAGAGGAAGGGGTTCGCGCAGATGGACGCCACGCGGGTGCGCAGCGCCTCTTCCCGCGCGCGATCGACTTCGGCGATGCGCGCGCGCACCGCATCGTCCAGGCTTCCCCGGTCCGCCAGGCTGCGCCACGGGCGACGGGAAGGCGGCGCGGCGTCCGGGCGGGCGGCATCGGCGACGTCCGCCAGCAGGCTCAGCGGCGAGGGCGCGCGTCCCGCCCCCCAGCGCAGCCGGAAGTCCGCCTGCTGTGCCGGTGTGAGCGGCGCGGCCACCATCAGCAGCGGGAGGAACGCCTCCGCGCTTTCCCCGTGCGCGTCGGGCGCGACGGCGGTGCCGTGGCCGGTGAGCACCTCGTCCTGCAGTGACGAGAGGTAGCCGTTGCCGCGGCCCCGCGCCGCGAGGATGGAGGTCACGTATCCATCAAACAGCCGCGCGAACGCCTCCGCGGGGCGCGTCTCGGCGCGACGCCCCTCCGGCCCCGCGCGCGGCGCCGCCAGCAGCGGAAGCTGCCGCACCGCCGCGGCGAAGAGGTCCGCGTGATCGCCGTCCATCGCCAGGTCCGTCGCGTAGACGCCGCGCCGGCCGTAGCGGGTGCGCGCCACCTGCCAGTCCAGGTCGTGCGCCACCTCGTGCGCGATCGTTCCCGGCCCGGTCCCCGGCGGCAGGTGGATGACCCGCGGCCCGGGGAAGTGCACCGCGATGGCGCTCCCCTCGCGCCCCGTCCGCCCGAAGCGGAAGGAGAGGCCGTGCAGGTCCAGCCCCGGGAGCACCGACTCCAGGTCCGCCAGCGACTCGCCGAGCATCCGCCGGTAGTACGGGCGCCAGTGCAGCGGTATGTCCTCGTCGAAGCGCACGGCCGCCAGCCCGTAGTTCCGCTTGAGGTCCGCCACCGTCGGCGCGGAGAAGCCCGGGTACCACACCGCCTCCTGCGCGTACGCCCGCAGGGCGACCGCCGCCTCTAGCTCCACGATCGCCACGGTGGGGTTCGGGTCGTCCGCGGCGGGCAGCCTCGCAAGCTCCGCCGCGAAGCGCTCCTCCGTTCGGCCGCGCGCGATCAGCCCCTCCACCGCCGTCCGCCCGCTCCGCGAGCCCGCGGTGCGCCTGAGCTCCGCGGCGTAGCGGTCCAGCGTGACCTGGATGGGCGCGCTCGGCGGCGGGTCCTGCTCCCGTGCCAGCGTGGAGAGGCGCCGCGCCACCTCCGGGGCCAGGTGCGGAATCGGCACGCGTTCCCGCTCCAGCGCCCCGCGGCCCTCCGCGATGGCACGCACCCGCGCCGCCAGCGGCAGCGCGAGCGAGGACGCGTTCACCTCCAGGTGGGGCGGCCATCCGGCGCCGGTCGGTGCCTCCACCTCGAAGCGTCGTTCCGCGCGCCACTCCCGCAGCAGGGCGAGCGGGTGGCGGCCCGCGCTGTCCGCGACGGCGAGCAGCCGTTCCGCGTCCCGCCGCGCCAGCACCCGGTCGCGCGCCAGCGCCGCCGCCTGCGCGGCGAGGGTGGGCGCGTGCTGCGCGACCAGGTTCTCCGCCGCCGCCAGCTGGTAGGCGGCGCGAACCGCCAGCTCTCCCTCGCGCGGGTCCTCCGCCTCGCGGACGGCGCGGTCGATCAGCGTCCGGTGCATCCGTGCCCGCGCCGCCGTGCGCCCGGCGGCATCCGCGCCCAGCGCAGCCAGCGCGCGCGCATCCACCGCGTACGCGCGGCCCTCGCGCGTGGCCTGCAGCATCGCCGCCGCGGCCCGGATGCGCGCCGCGGGGGTGAGCCGCGGATCCTGCAGCGCGAAGTCCATCAGCCGGAACGGGCTTCCCAGGCCCAGCCGCAGCCGCTCCACGTATCCCAGGGTGATCACCTGCTCGTCCGAGAGCGAATCCGCCGCCGTCCCGGCGAGGCCGCGCACCTCCGACCACGCCCGCGCCAGCTCCGTGTCCGCGAGGGTCGGCGCCGGCGCCCGGTCCGCCCCGCCGCAGGCCACGCAGACCGCCAGCAGCACCGCCGTGCCCGCGCCGCGGAGCCGGCGAAGGCGGTGGAGGTGCGTGCGGATGATCGGCGTCTGCCGTCCCATGGCTCGATCCCGGGGTGAATGCGTCCGGTGCACGTGAACGATGCACATCGCGTTTCGGTTCGCCTGCTTATCGATACTACGGATGGGGTGGGGATGTGTTCCGGAGGAATGTGTCCATCGGGAAAACGTCTCCTGTATCGACCGACGTCCATCGATCCCCCATCCCCCTTCCGTGCGCGACGAACGCGAAGGTGTTGCCGCGTGCGAAATTTGCCGAGCCTGATTTGCGATAATGCCTTGGATTCGCAAATCAGGCAACCTCACCAGATCGTCTGATCCTCCGCTCGCCCGCTCCCTCCGCACGCACAGCACGCGAGCTCGTTTCCCCCCTCGTCCTCTTCGACGCCCCATCCACCGCACCGGGTGCAGTCCGTCTCCCCGTCGTGGACTGCAGGTGCGTCGCACATGGGCTCCGGCGCACCGCAGCCGCAGCTGCACCTCGGTCGCGACTCGACAGACAGGTCAGGCATAGTACATCTCCACGCTGTAGGATCGGTGGTTCGCTGGCGCGTCGATCGAGAGCAGCAGCTCCCCATCCGCATCCAGGATCTCGATCGTCTCCGGCACCTCGTCTCGAGAGATCACCGCGACTCCATCCACCACCTCCGACTCGACCCCACCCGCACTGATCCGGATCCCGGCCGAGATCGACGAGAGCCGCACACTGTAGCCCTGCGGCGGTACGATCCAACCCGGCGCGGGATAGTCGCGAGGCGCGGAAGCTCCGCCGACCGCGAAGGAGAACTCGAAGAAGTCGATCATCGAGAAGGACCCGTGGTTGGCCAGCACCTCCAACGCGAGCAGGCCTACATCGGTAGGCACGCTCGCGATGGTGTGGCTGAGCATCGCCGCCCCGGGCTCCGGATCACCAGCCTCCCAGCCCGTCAGCTCCATCGTGGTCCCGCTCAGGCGGGTGAGCAGGCAGTACCTCCCACCATCGGTCATCGGCATCGACCCCGCGCCGCTGCTGGCCTGTATCGACGTGTTACGGTAGACCCTCAGCAGATCGCCGAGCATCTCCAGGGACCCCGCCACCGACAGCGTGGAGCTGGTGGCCTCGCGCCAGATTCGCGCGCGCATGGCCTCATCGCTATGAGCGGCGCGAACAGAGAAGTACACCTCGACGTCCCCATCGATATCGCCGGCGGCGGTCCACCGCATCGAGGAAGTGAAGCCGCCCCCACTGGGTGTCGGCTTCGCCATGCGGAGGAACTGGTCTGTGCCGTTGTTGACGATCGACCACCAGGCCTCATGCCCCGTGGTTGCAGTCCATCCCGCGGGCGATTCGTCGAGCTCGTAGTCGGCGAAGCGGACGTAATAGCCTGTCACGTCGATGCCATCATCGGTGAGATCGACGTGGAGGGTGGCCTCCGGCACCGCGACGTCCACCTCCCCATACACTCCGTTGGTCGCGGTCGCTCGGACGGTGGAGTTGCCCTCCGCCACACCGGTCACGAGCCCCGTAGCGCTCACCGTGGCCACCTCAGGCGCGGAGGACGACCACGCGAACACCACGTCGGGGACCGCCTCTCCGCCGGCGTCCAAGGCCGTCGCGGTGAGCTGGACCGTCTGGCCCACCAGCACCTCCTCGGGATCCGGATCCACCACCACGCTCGCGATGCCGCCCGAGACGTCGCGCAGCCGCCAGGGACGCAGGAGGTACCTGACCGGGGCCACCGCACCCGGCGGATCGAGGTCGATCGACCCCGACACCTCCACCGACGTCGGCGCATCCACCTCGGCAGAGACGGTGATCACCACGGCATCCCCTTCCCCCGCCGCGACCTCGGAGACGCTGGACCCTGCTTCCACTTCCCCCGCCTCGATCTCCAGCCCCAGCTCGGTTGTGTCGCCGTTGAGCTCCACCGCGACGGTGACGGGCCTGGAATACACCTCCGAAAGGCCAACGCGAAAGTTGGCCAGCAGTCCCAGCACGGGCGGCCGCGGAAGCACGTATCGGCCGACGCTGTCGGCGTAGACCACGTAGAGCAGGATCGTCGTCGTGGGGCCGACGCGATCGGCCCAGGTGGTATACGCGGTCATACTGCGCTCGGGAGTGATCGGGTGGTGAGGACGGAGATCGTGCCGCCGCTTGTCTTGTCGAACAGCGTATAGCTAGCGTGATGCAGGTCCGCGACGCCGTCGCCCGCGACTTCGTCCGAGTAGAGGTGGACCCCGTCCGTGGGAGTCGTGTGCGTGAGATGCGCGCGGAGCTCCGATCCCTGGTAGTAGCTGATCTCGATCCCGTGTCCCGCGTCCGTGACACCCGCGGAAACCTCCCACGTGGACGAGTACTCCACCGCGTTGCCCTCCCCCAGATCGATCACCGAGACGGACGCCTGCAGGAGCTGCGGTGGCGGCAGGTACGGGTCGAGGAGCAGCGGGACCATCACACCCGACGCACCATCTCCGGTCTTGCCGTAGAGCTCGAGCGAGTGGCCACCCGGGACCCCAGCGACCACGATCACGCCGAAGCGTGGGTCCAGGGCCCGGGCGGGGATCGCGATCTCGTCCCCGAGTACCCCGTCCACGCGCTCGCGGTAGTAGAGACCGCCCGCACAGTCGTCGTCCCCATCGACGTAGATCGTATAGTTGGATCCGGATCGCGAGACGCGCACGTCGGCGACGTGAGGGACGTGGTCCACGTCGGACGTGTAGGTCTCCCCCCAGAGGTTGGGCTGGCCGTCAGTGCGGACCAGCTCCGGCTGGATGCCGATCGGGTGCTTGGGATCGAGGGAGGCGGTGTACGTCCAGACGTCTCCATCGACGTCCGTCGCGGTGAGTGGCCCGGTCCGGTCGCCTCGCGTGACGACGTAGTACCGGACCACGTCGAGCACCCCGCGCGGATCGTCCACCGTGACCTCGAGGCTCACCTCTCCGATCGAGTAGACCGGGACCACGGTGCAGGTGAGCGGTGCGATCGTCCCCGGGATCACCGCCCGCCAGACCTGCGACGGCACGAGCTCGCCCGTCGAGACGTCGTACCACCGCGCCTCGACCTGCACGTACGTGTCGCGACGCTCGACCGGGACCGGTACGACGTAGGTGTTCTGCGTTCCGGGCAGCTCTTCCACGGCCTGGCGCACGGCGTCCCACGGATCCTCGGGCACGTCGTCGAAGTCGAGGCGGGCCGCGAAGACGTAGTCCGCTCCGTCGCGCTCCCACGCGAACGTGAGCGCGCCTGGTGCATCCTCGACGACCCGGAAATCGAGGAGCTGCGCATCGCGCCGGTACCCCTGCCGCTCGATCGGCTCGGTGCCGGGGAACAGGTCGCTGTACCGCCGCACCCAGACGCAGAACGAGGTGCCTTCGAGGTTGGCGACGGACTGGATCGGCCCCACCGCCCAGAGGGGGCCGGCAAGGGACCGATCGCCGCCGAAGTCGCGCAGCACCAGCGCGTCGGTCTGCACCGCGACCAGGTCGCCGGGCTCGAGCTCCGGGTAGGGATAGACCGACTCCACGTCGATCATCGGCACGCCGGCACCGACGATCTCCGTCGTGGCGCGCGCGGTCTCCTCGGCCAGCGCCTCGGTGTCGATCCACTTGGCCACCACGTCGGTGAGGCGCTTGGGCGCGTCCAGCGACGCGGTGCCGAGATGCTCGATCGCGGCCAGGTTGATCCCCCGAAACTCGGAGAGAAATCGCCCGCCATCGCCGTCGGCGTCCTCCCGGTACTGCCACGGCACGAAAAACTCCGGCTGGCGCAGGCGCAGGCCCGGGGTGACGCGGGTGACGGCGATCTCCTCGGCGCGGAAGATCGCGGTGAGCGGCTTGGGGCCGAGCATGTCCACCCAGGTGATCCGTCCCTGCGACGCGATCGCCGCCCCGCCGGCGAGGCGCGCGATCGCGTCCAGCTCCTCCTTGCCCTCGCTGTCCTCGATCCGCTTGGACGCGGTCCACGTCACGGTGTCGGGGATCCCGGGCCCGCGGTACCGCTCCGGCACGGCGAGTTGCGCGCGGAGCAGCACGTCGTAGATCGCCGGGAGTGGCGCGTTGGCGAAGGTCACGGGGGAGCGGTGGACCTGGTCATCCGACCCGGGGAGCGGCGCGGGGATCCGGGTGCGGGTGTACGCGAGCGGGCTGATGCACAGCACCCGCAGCGCCGGCCCCGCCGACTCCCAGTCGTCGACCAGAAATACGTCCAGGAGCATCCAGTTGGAGCGCGCGAGCGTTGGATGCCCGAGCCACAGCCGGACGGTCATCTGCCCGGCCGAGTAGCGGCTGAAGAGGTCGCTCGCCGGATCCCGGTAGTCGCGTTCGCCGGTCCGCAGCACGTCGAGTGTGCCCTCCATCACCTCACCGCGCAGCTCGACCGGATCCACCGCCCAGCGTCCCGACGCCGCGAAACTCGCGACTCCGTCCAGGAGGGTCCGCTCGATCGCGCGCGCCCCGATCGACCGCACGACGGGCGTCCGCGTCCCCGCTTCGGAGGGCAGGAGGACGACGCGCATCGCGTACTCGGCCCGCCGCCCCACCGGGTGCGCGGCGGTGGCGGAGAGGTCCGTGCCCCCCTGGGCGCGGTTGTCGATCGCGGCGAGATCTCCGTCCTGGTACTCCACCCACGTGCCGTCGTCGGCCTGCACCTCGTAGACGAGGGCCGTGCCCTCCGGCTCCTCCCCCTCGCCGACCAGCTCGACGTCCGCGTCCTCGGTCGTGAGCTCGACCTGGATGGGAGATGCGGCGCCGAAGGTGGCGGTGCTGGTGACGTAGCTCCGCCGGTACACGCTCATCCGCGGGACGGTGGTGAGCATGTACTCGCCGCCCATCTCCAGGTGGTCCGACCCCGACGCGCTGGCGAAGCCGAGCAGCGTCACGCCGTTGTCGGTGAGGGATCCCCCGTCCGCGCCCCAGCCCACGTTGCCGGCCGGGGTGCCGTCGGCGCGGCTCGCCCAGACGTGCACCAGCGTGATCGGCGGCTGTGGGATGGCGTACTCCGGGGTCGCCCCGAGGTAGCGGGGGAGCCAGCGGCTGGGGGTGACGATCAGGCCGCGGGTGCGGAAGTCGATCTCGACGTCGGCGCCGACGGGGCCGCCGGCGGCGGGGACGTAGATCGGCTCGTGGAGTGGGGCGACGCTGTACTGCAGCGGCGGCTCGCTCCCGTCGGTCAGGCTGCCGTCGTCGGCTTCGTTGTGGGTCAGGACGGCGAGCAGCTGGATCCCCCACTGCGCGACCTCGAGGTCTTCGCCGGGATCCAGCTGGGGGATGAGATGGATGACGATCGAGTCCACCGTGTCGTCCGAGGGGCCGTCGAGCCACCGCAGCATGGCCATCGACGAGGGATGGTCGCGGCGCAGGGACTCCATGTACCCGTTGGACTCGGACCACCCGATCACTCCCTCGGGGTCGCCGGCCAGGCGGATCCCGCCCTCGGGGAGCAGCTCGATCCCGGCCGTGCTGTCGAGCGTCGCCCACTCCTCGGGCCGGTCGCGCACGTCCTCGGAGCTGGTGGCGGCGAGCTCGGGGATGACGCGCGCCAGCGGGTCCGCGCGCCGGTGCAGCTCCTCCAGCGCCGGGTTGTAGCCGCGGCGCATCAGTCCGCCCGCGGCTCGTGCTCCGCCCAGGCGATTTCCGCCTGGCGGTGCGACCACCCCGCCTGCTGGACCCACCCGTAGGTGCCGGCCGGGGGCATCGCCAGCACGGCGGTCGCGGCCGCGGCCGCGTCGAACACGATCCACATCGGGCGCGGGCGCCAGTAGCCGTCGCGGACGTGGCGGCGCGCGAGGTCGTGCTCGTCCGCGCTCATCAGCCGCAGCCGAAAGGACCCGGCGCGCCGACGCGACGTGCGGCCCCGCCCCTCCCACGCCGCGTCGGATGCGATGGAGGTGTAGCTCAGCTGGTAGGACTGATCGTCGTACGGAAGGTCGAGGTAGCTCCGCGGCGTCCACGACTCACCGAGCCACAGCCCGACGATCTCCGGCCGGAGACCCGCGCCCATCCCCGGGATCACCACGCGCCAGGCGGCCGCCTCGACCGCGGCGAAGCGCTTGATCCACGCGCCCTCCTCGGTGTGCACGCCGGCGGCGGCGTCCAGGTCACCCGGCTCCGTCACCGCGGCGGGGATCGTCACGTCCAGGATCGTCGTCCACGGATCCTCCTCACCGCCGTCCGACGTCTGCAACTGCACCTGGTGCCCGGCGAGGTTGTGGCCGCGGTCCAGCACCAGCAGGTCCGCGGTGCGCGCCGTACCGCACGACACCTGGATCCACGCCTCCGTGTCCAGCGCCAGCGGCGTCCAGCGGTCGAGCACGCTCCGCCGCCCGTCCGCCACCCGCCACGGCTCGCACCGCGCGGCCGCGCTGCTCGCCGTCACCACGTGGTCGCGGTACTGGGTGGAGCTGAGGAGGTTGTCGACCACGAAACAGGGGCGGGCCATCTATCGCGCCCCCTCGAGGTCGCGACGCGTGAACTCGCTCACGTCCTCTGGGATCCGCGCGACTACGGCCGCCCACGCCGCCCCGAACGCCTCCATCGTGATCGTCCGGACGGCGACGGGGTGACCGGTCGCCTGGCCGTGCCGGAGCCCAGCGGCGCGCGCACGTCGGCCCTTCCGGCTCCACCCGCAGCCGGGATCAAAACACGCCGCGTGGACCTCCGCCTTGTACTCCGCGATCTTCTTCGGCTTGCCCATCTTTTATCGCGCCCCCCTGGGGGTCTCGGGTCTCGGGATCCGCGGACCCCAGACGACCGTGGGCAGATCGAATCCCCGCCCGCTGAGGGTCAATGCCCGCTCGGCGCGCAGGAAGGGCACCACGCCCTCGACCTGTACGACCAGGTCGTACCACTCCATCCGGGAGGACGAGCGCGCCCAGTAAACCCCTGGCTCGCTGGGCGGGCCGATATCAACCATCGTGGTCGGATCCATGGTCACCCCGGTAGACGTGAGACGGCGTCGCGCCGCTCGAGGCGGCCGAGCTCGTAGCGATAGTTGTCCAGCGGCCGGCCCTGCGCGTCCACCACGCGCAGGATCACGCGATCCGGCCCCGACTGCTGCTCCTCCATCTGCGAGAGCGCGCGATCGCCGTACTCGTCGATCCGCACCCGCTGCAGCGCCGCCTGCTCCCGCCGGCGCTCCGACGCGCCGAACAGCCCGCCGACGATCCCGCCCAGCGTGCCGATGATCGCGCCGGCGAACCCGCCCACGCCCGGCAGACCCTGCACCGTGGAGGCGAGCTGGTTGATCACCGCCGAGATCCGCAACGTCCCGTCCTCCATCACCAGGCTCCCGTCCACGATCGCCGTGGCCAGGCCGCCGATCGACTGCACCATCGCGATCCGCGCCGCGTCCAGGTCCTTGGCGCCGTGGCCCGCGGCTTCCACCATCGCCTGGTACGCCTCCCGGCTCTGCGCCCAGCCCTGGCTGTCCGGGGCGAGCTGATCCCACTGCACGCCTGCCGCGGCCGCGACGGCCAGCTCGCTCCGCTGCCGCTCCACCTCCGCGACGCGCGAGAGGCGGGCGGCGCGCGCGTCGAAGGGGCGCGCCAACTCCGCCCAGTCCGGTTGACTCGTGAGCGACGGCGGCGCGGCCATCAGCGGCAGCGTGCCGTCCGGGTTGAGGGGAACGCCCCGCTCCGCCGCGATCGCCTGCAGCGCGACCAGCGTCGCGGAGAGCTCCGTGTTGAGCTGCTGGTACTCCCGCCGCAGCCGGTACACCTCCTCGTTTTTGTCCTTCCAGGCGTCGCTGCCCGCCGGCAGCGCGGCGAGCGTCTCGCCGGCCGCCGCGATCTCCAGCCGCATCTCCGCCGCGGATCCCCGCAGCTCGATCGTCCGCGCGAGGAGCATCTGCAGCGCCTGGCTGCTCCCCGAGACCGCGTCGAAGCTCGTCCCCGGCAGCCCCACCTGGCTCGGGATGACCTTGTCCCCGTCCCCGCCCAGGTTCAGCTTCGGCGGCACCCACGCCGTGCCATCCTCGGTGAGACCGGAGTCCTCCCGCACGAAGCCGTTGAGACGCGCTCGCAGCTCGTCCATCTCGCTCAGGTTTTTGTCATACGCCGCCCGCAGGGTGCTGAGGCGAGTGTTGGCGTCGGCGAGCTTAGCCTCCCCTGCCTTGATCTCGGCGTCGAGTGCGCTGAAGTTCGCGTGCCGCCCCCCGGCGGCTGTACGCTGCCGCTCCACGCTCTCACGGGTCGCGCGGAGCTCGGCCTCCAGCTGCGCGACACGAGCCTCCTCCTGGGTGATCTCCGCGCGCTGCGTGCCCTCCAGATCGACGCGGTAGCTTAGAGCCTCGTCAGCGGTCGCGCGCGACATGCCCGCGACCGCCGCCTGGAACTCGGACAGGGCCCGTTGGCTGTCCGCGGCCATCTGCTTCGCTGCTTCGCCTGCTTCGCGGGCCCCCCGGCCCATGCGACCGAGGAGGAAGATCACCGCACTGATTCCCAACGCGAGCGCCCCCGCACCCCCCAGGACGATCGCCAGACTTCGACCAGCGGTCGCTGCCGCGGTCATCCCCACCGCGGCAGCCTGCGTGCCGGCGGCCGCAGTCGCTCCCGCGGCTCCGGTGGCGGTGAGCGCGGCAGGGAGGGCCGCGATCCCGTGGACGGTCAGGGCGGTGTTGGTCGCGATCCGCAGCGCGACCACTGCTTTGATCGCCGCGCCGACTCCCGAGATCATGGGGCCGGCAGCGATGGTGATGGCACCGATCGCGATTGCCGTGGTTTTGAGCGGGCCGGGCAACCGCGAGAACCCGTCGATCGCGTCGCCGATAAACACCGCGATCGGCTTGCCGGCCTCCAGCACCTGGCCGATCGCCGGGACCAGCTCCGTCCCGAGGGCGGTGGCCAGGACGGTGACCTCCTGGACCGCCTGCCGCATGGCGTGCTCGGGCGTCTCGGCGACCGTGCGAAACGAGTCGTCAAGCAGGCCCACGGAGTCAACGACCCCCTGGGCGACCGTGCGGAACTCCTCGCCCTGGATCCCCGCGGTGCCGAGCACGCCGACCAGGCCCTCGACACCGGGGATCACCATCGCGAGCGCTTCGTCGTTGCCGCGGAAGAGGTCGATCAGCTCGAGGAGCGTGTCGACGAGACCCTCGTCCGCGACCTTCCGCCGCAGCTCGTCCACGGTGATGGCCGTGCCCCGGGTGGCCAGCCCCATCGCCTTGAGTACGTCCTCCGCCTCACTCGACGGCTGCAGGAGCGTCTGCAGGTAGCCGCGGAGCATGGTGACCGACTTGGCCGCGTCGCCGTTGACGCGAGTCATCGCTGCGACGTAGCCGCCGACTTCCTCGAACTCCACGCCGAGCGCGGCCGCGAGCGGGAGCACGTCGCCCACCGACCCGGCGAACTGGTCGACCGCGAAGTTGCCGGCGCGGCCGGTCGCGAGCACGATCTCGATCGCCCTCCCCGCCTTGAGCCCTTCGGCCGCGTAGGCGGTGGCCGCCGCGGTCCCCACGCGGGTGACGGTGTTGACCTCGCCCAGCCCCAGCGCCGCGCCCTTGGCGGCGTCCCTCACCGTCGCGAGCGCCTCCGCCCCGCGCTGGCCGGACGACGCCGCGACGAGCGCCGCCGCGCCCAGGTCCGCCGGCATCTGCGCGGTGAGCTTGGCGATCTCCAGCAGGTCGCCCCGCCACGACTCCGCCTCCTCCTTCGCCACGCCGCCCAACGTTACGAGCCGGGTGATGCTGTCGTTGAAGGGTACGGCCGCGGCCGTACCCGCGGCCGCGACGGCGGCGAGCGGCAGGCTTACCCGGGTGCTCCACTTGTCCCCGAAGTCCTGCACCCCCTCCCCGAACTCCTCCATCGCCTCGTGGAGCTTGCGCACCTCGGGGAGCACCTGCCGCACGCGGGCGATGAAGGTGCCGCCCACGACCTCCTTGAGCTCCTCGCCGAGCCGGTCCGCGACGGGGATCGTCTCGGCCATTTCGTCCTGCAGCCTGGCCGTCGCCGCGGTCGCGACGGCCGCGCTCGCCGCCTCCTGCTTGAGCGCGGCGGTGAGGTCCCGGGTCTCCCCTTCCGCCGCGTCGGTCTGGCGGGTGGCGGCGGCGAGCTGGGTGGTCTCCGCGCGCGCGGCCGCCGTCACCTGGCCGATGGCGGCGACGGCGGTGCGCTCCGCCTGGGCGAGCTGCAGCGCCTCGGACTGTGCCGCGTCCGAGGTATGGTTGAGGCGCACCACGCTGGCGTTGACGGCCTCCACGGCGGCCACCGTCTCCGGTGCGCCCGTGGGTTTGAGGGCCGCCTCGATCAGGTGCTGGCTGGTGCTGTCGGCCACGGTGCGTGCGTCGGTGCTAAGGCGTGTTCAGGCGCCGGGCGTCGTTGAGCCCGGCCCGGATGACCAGCATTGCAGTCCGCCAGTGGGGGTCCACGTCGGCCGGCGCGGCCCCCAGGTCGATCGGCGTCTTGCCCCACTCCTCGAGCCAGACGTAGCTCAGGACGAGGCGCTGGAGTCGGGGCGAGAGGCCGGCGAGGACGTCGTGTCCGTGGTAGAGCGCTGCGCCGGCCGCGCGGAGTTTCCCAGGTCGGCCTCGCCCAGCCCCTGCCCGTACTGGTAGAGCCGGATGATGGCCAGCGGGATCCAGCTGGCGCGGCGCTGGCAGATGCTCTCCACGTGCTCCGGGCGGCCGGCGTCGAACGGCTCGCCGGCGATCGCGAGGTCCTCGACCCGACGCAGCCGGTCGCGGAAGAGGTCGCCGGCGTCGCGGAGATCGAGCCGCCAGGTCACGCTCTCGTCCTCGTTGACGGTGACGGTGGCGCTCTGGTTGAGGTGCACCCACTGGGCGTCCGTGAGTGGCTCCATCCAGAGCGTGCAGAGGGGGCCTTCCCCGGCGGCGCCGGGGATCCTGATCGCGATCTCGCTCTCGCGGAGCGGAAGGTCGTACATGCGGTGGTCTCCTGTCAGGTGTGGGGGGGACTGCCCGTCATTCCCTACGCGCGCACGCGCGCGTAGGGAATCGAAAGGTGTTGATCAGCTGAGCACGAAGCGGAACGGCGCCACCGCCGGCGTGTCCTCGTCCCGCCGCAGATCGAGCGTCACATCGTAGGTCACCATCTTGTCCTTCTCGGCGTGGCTCAGCTTGCTGATCTGCGCCGCCGGGCCGATGAGCTCCCAGCGGTTGAACGCGGCCGCGCCCGGGGTCAGGTCGAGCGACCAGCCGAAGAGGTCGCCCGCCGCCTCCTTGGCGCGCAGGTCCAGGGTGGCGGAGGCGGGCACGTCGATCACCGCCTTGAGCGTGGCGTCGTAGTCCACGAGCGCGTAGCCGGCGTGCCCACCCGGCGCGTTGCCGCGGGGGAGCGAGGGGAGCTCGGTCCCCATGTCGAACGTCGCGGTGTGCCAGTGCGCGCCGAAGCCGTCCAGGGTGAGCACGGCGCCGGTCCCGGAGCCGGCCACGGGCGGCTTGAGCGCACGCTGCGGGTACGTCACCGCGCCCAGCGTCCCGTCCACCGGCGCGACGGAAAGGAGCCCGAAGCATTCGAACTTGACCACGACCAGCCGCGCCGGGACGAACGCGATCGAGGTGAGCCGCGCGCGCGTGCCGACGGACTTGTAGACCAGGCCGCCGGCCTCGAGGTAAAAGGTCGCGCTGGGCAGCGTGTCCTGATCGGCGATCGACGGCGCGGACCACGTGCGCTGGCCCTCCTCCGGCGCGTCGTCCGCCCGCACCAGGCCCGCGGCCTGGAAGGGCACGTCGATCTCCGGCGCCACGGCGCCCGTCGCGGTGCCCTTCAGCGCGATCGTGAGCTCGAACTTGACGAATCGGCCCATGGGCTGGCCGGCCGAGGCGCCGCCGAGGTCGGTCCCCGCGAGGTTCGGGCGCTCGTTGCGCTCGAGGAAATCCACGTCGATCGTGGACCACAGAAACTCGTCCAGCTGGATCCCGTCGGTCGCGGCGACGGGCGCGGCGTCGACGCCGTACTCCGTCTCCAGCTTGCCCAGGCACGCGTTGATGCGCTGCAGCCTCATTCGATCGCTCCTTCGGTGGTGGTCGTGGTCGGGATGCTGGCGCGCGCGGCGGATCCGGCGCGCGGGGTGCGCGGGGCACGCCGGCGGCGGCCGCAGGCGTGGGCGATGAAGGCGTCCCTGTCGAGCGGGATCTCCCGCCTGCAGCCGAGGCAGACGTAAGCGGCCGGCACGCCGCCCTCGCGGCGGAGCGCGTAGGGCCGCTGCGGGACGTCCGGCCCGCCGAGCGATCCCTCCCGTACCAGCGTCTGGACCCGGTCCCTGCTCACGCCTCGCCTCCCTCCAGCTGGTCGTAGTAGATGGCCACGGAGAGCTCGCACTCGGCCACGTGGCACAGCACGGTGTCGGACATGAGCCGGTCCTCGATCACGGTGAGCGCGAGCTCGCCGGTGACGGTCCCCCACGGCCAGCTGGGCTGGTCGCGGAAGAGGACCGCCGCATCGTCCAGGGACGCCTGGAACCCGATCTCGCTCTCGCTCTGGTCGTGCACCCCGCAGACGCGGATGAGCGACCAGGTCTCCACCCAGTGCGCGCCGCCCTGTCCGGTCGCGGCGCTCTTGCGCGACACCGTCCACCCCGCGATCTGCCCGTCGGCTGCGAAGTGCTCGAGGTACCGGCCCCAGTCGGTGCTGAGGCGGGTGCGCGCGTGCACCTTGCCGGCGCTCGGCAGGGTTGCCAGCGCGGCAGCGATCCCCTCCGCGCGCGTCCGGTACGTGGTCATTCCTTGTGCTCGGCCAGCTGTATGGTGATGCGCATCCCGGCCTCCGCGAAGATCCGGGTGAGGGCCGGGGTCGCCGCCTCGATTCCCTTCTCGAAGAATTTGAGGCCCTTGATGCCCTTGACGCCGATCGAGCGCGCGATCACGAACGAGATGCTCTTGACCTCCTTGTCCGTGGGCGCGCGCGTGACCGTCTTGCCCTTGTTCTTCCCGCGCTTCGGCACCCGCTCGATCTTGATCGTCCGCTTGACCCAGAGCTCGAGTACTTCCGTCTTCGGGGCGGTCTTCCCCGGGCGCCGCCCGTCGTTGATCACCGCGACGTGCTTCTGCGGGCTCCCGACAACTCCGATGGGGATCCCGGCCACGTAGCGGGTCTCGTTGGTGATCGACCCCTTGCCAGCCTCCGTCACCCCGATGGGCATCCCCGGCTTGATCCTGGACTCCAGGAGGAGGATGCCCTCGGTGACCATGGCCGCCAGCGCCCGCCCCACGACGGGTGCGGGATCGCTCATCGGCCCGCCGACGATCCGCGCGTTGACGCCCATCAGTGCGACAGGAACAGGATCTCGTCGGCGAAGCTCACCTCGCCGCCGGCCGGGCTCACCACTCGTGCCTCCAGCTCCGGGAGCTCGCGCTCCGCCTCCGCCCGCAGCTCCCTGCCGCGCTTGGCGAACTCGCTCGCCTTGCTCGTCTGCTGCACGCCGTCGAGCTTGATCGACGCCGCCATCGAGTGGGAGTAGTACGCGGCCAGCTCGATGCACACCGTTCCCGCCGCCAGCTTGACCACCGTGTCCCAGTGCGCCTGCGGGAGCGTGGTGGACTCCTCCTCCAGCACGTGCGGCACGGTGAGCGTCATCCGCACCGACTGCCCCACGGCCGGCGTGAGCTCGTGGAATGCGAGGTGCTCGCCCTCGGGCGTCAGGTACGGGCACCAGTACTCGCGCGTCCCGACCGTCGCCGGCGGCCGCTGGCCCACCGGGTACTCCACGGACACCACCACGGAAAACCCCGGCACCCACTCCGCCGGCAGCGCCAGGTACCACTCCCCCGTCCCGACGAGGTCGACCACGGCGCGTTGCGGCCGGCGGCGCGAGAAGACCAGCGCCGCCTCCTGCAGCGCCTGGTCGATCCCGAGCTGGGCGGCCTCGCCCACCATCTCCGCCCGGACCAGGCCGGAGACCCGCGGCCGCAGGAGCGCCAGGCTCACGCGCCCTCCGCGCCCGCCGCGGCGGGGTCCAGGTCCACGAGCTCGGCCACACCCCTGCGACCCTGGACGAGGCTCTCCGGGGAGCTGCGGACGATCGCCGGGTAGCCCTCCCCCATCGCGCCGACGTAGTGGATGATCCGGCCCATCGTGGGCTGCTCGATCGTCGTGGCCATCGCGGTGCCCCCCCCGTTTCCCTTTTGTCGTTGAGATTTGTCCCCGAAAAGCGCAGGAGCCGGAATCGAACCGGACCGGCTGGGGCCAGCACGCCCCCGCCGGTGGCGGGGGCATGAGCCCCGCCGTGCGACCTCAGCACGCTCCTCCCGCGGGATAACCGGGCCCGCTCCACGCGGGCCCGGGAGCAGCAGACCTGCCCCTACGCGGCCGGGACAACCACGTCGGTGACGTCGAAGCACCGGCCGAACCACATGCGCCAGACGGCGAAGTGCCGCCGGCCCGCCTCGTCACCGTAGGTGGTGCGGTACGTGAGCGGGAGGAGCTGCCGCGCCAGCCAGCGCAGCCGCTCGAGCCGCCGGCTCACGAGGCGCTCCCGCGGTCCACCGGCCGCGTGAGGTGCGGCCCGCGAGCGGCACGGGAGTCTACGGGGACGTGCGGGGGCGCCTCGTCCGCGCCCCGCGCGTGTCTCGCCCTCCGCTCCTGGCCGACGGTGCGACCCTGGCACGCCGGCGAGACGACGTGCTCCACGGGATCCCCGGTGGCGGCCGGGAGCACCCGGTGCGGATCGTTGTACGGGGCCAGGAGCAGCGCGCGCAGATCCTCGGCCGACGCCGAGATCACCGGGGACTCGAGGCCGGCCTGGTGGATCGTCGCCTCGATGGCGGCGGAGTCGGGCGCGTCCGGCGGCGCGGCCTCGGCCAGCCGGGTGCCGGCGAGGGCCACGACCAGGAGCGCGATCAGCAGCGCGACGGTACGGGTGGTGCGGGTCATACGACCTCCTGCCGAGGGTGAGGGGACCTGGTGGACCGGCGGGCGGTCGCGCCGCCGGTCCGGGGATGAGCCCGGGCTACGTGCCCCGGCTCAGGGCTCCGGGTTGGCGACCACCGACTTGACGATCCCGCGGAAGTCGATCGGGGTGCCGCCGAAATCGAAGTACGCCTTCATTCTGAGCGCGCCGCGGGTGAACATCTCGCCGACGCCGGGCGCGTCCTGCCGCACGATCTGCGGGACCTTCTGCCCGTTGAGGTACTTGAGCTCGATGATCTCCCGCTCCTTCGGCTCCACCGCGAGCGCCCAGTCGGTCGGATCGTTCCACGGGTAGACCTCGTGGATGTACTCGTCGTTCACGCCGAACTTCTTCCACCACGGGTTGGCGTCGTTGTTGGCGCTGCCGGGGACCAGCTGGCTCTGGTTGATGGAGCGCGCGAGGTCGCCCAGCTCCTGCGGCACGTAGAGGTGCAGCTGCACGTTCTTCCGCAGCCCCAGCTTCTTCCCGCTGTCCGGCTCCTGCTGGTTGGCGAGCGCCAGGCGGGCCGTGTTGAGCGCCGTGATCGAGAGCGCGCCCGTCAGGAGGTTGTTGCGGTCGGCGTGGAACCAGGTGAGCGTGTCGCCCGTCTCCAGGCTCAGCACCGGGTTCGAGATCAAGAAGTCGAAAACGAACTCCGAAACGGTCCGCCGCGCCGCGCGGGCGATCCGGTCGGGGATCTTCTTGACCGCGTCCAGGTCGTCGTTGATGATGTGCTTGCGCGTGACCTTGATGATCAGCCCCCTCTCCTCCGGCTCCCAGATCGCGCGCTCCTGGCCGTAGGCGTTGACCTCCGGGTAGTCCTCGGAGTCCGTGTCCACGGTCCCGAAGGTCCCCAGGTACCCGAGCCGGATCGCGGTCTGCGGCCGGAAGTCCTTGATGCTGCCCTCGGTCGAGACGAGGTTTTCGTCGCCGTAGCTCAGCTCCGCGTAGTCCGCCGCGAGCCTGCGCCCCATCGTGTTGGCGAGCACGTCCGGCAGCGTCGTCGTGTCGAAGCCCGCGGCCTGGATGATCCGCATCTCGCGCGCGCCCATGCTCCCCATGACGCTCTGGTCCTGGCCGCAGGTGAGCACGTTCCACGCGGCCTGCAGCCCGAGCGGCGCGATCGTCCGGAGCTGCGGATCCTCGGGCTCGAGGCCGAAGGCCCGGTCCACCGCCGCCTGCACCCGGTCGATCGGATCCACGCCCACGAACACCTGCCCCGCCGCCGTGCCGGCGCCCTGCAGCGCGGGGCCGCCCAGTCCGAGCACGTGCGTGGAGCTCTGCACCGCCTCCGCCAGGATCTCCCGCTGCGCGTCCACCGCCGCCTGCACCGTCTCGACCGTCGCGCCCGCCCGGTCCATCTCGGCGCGGAGCGCCGCCTGCGCCTTCGCGGGCAACTGCGAGGCGGTGATCACCGCCTCCATGGCGCGCCGGCGGTTGATGCTCTCCGTGAGCGACTCCGTCACGGCGGCCGTCACCTGGGCGGTGATCGCCGTGACGTCCACCGGCGTGGCGGCCGCGGCGGCCGGCGCGGGTGCGGTCGCGGCGGCGCGGAGCTCCGCCTCGTTGGCGAGCGCGGCGAGCTCCCCCACCGTCATCGTCGCCAGGTCCCTGCCCTCCAGCAGCTGCGGCCGACTCGCGCGAATGGCCGCGATCAGACGATCCCGAGTCATCTCCATCTCCGTGTGATGCGGGCCGCGACTGCTCGCGACCAGCTGGGTGAATCCGCCGCCGGCGGCGGGGCGGAGGACGATATCCGTGCTGAGCAGCGCGACCGGCTCAGTCGCGTAGTACGTCTCCCGGCCGGCGTGCATCCGGATCTCGCCGGTGCCCCGGGAATCGATCGAGAGCCCGAACCGGCGGGGGTTGCCGCGCCGCCACGCGGAGAGCAGCTGCACGCGCTTGAGCTCGGCGGCCGGACTCCCCTCGTCCAGGTGGAGCGACGCGAGGCACGCACCCGCCTCGTACCGCGGGTCCGCCGTCCACCCCACCGACTGGTCCTGCCGCTTGTCCGCCGCGGCGAGCTTGTGCCCCGACGCGGTGTCGTCCAGCGCGTACACCGGTGCGTCCGCGACCAGCGGGACCAGGCGCCGCACGTACTCGTCGGTGAAAAACACCGGCAGCTGGACCGTCTTGCCGTCCCGCTCGACGCTCGCGTAGGTGCTGGACAGGCCGGCGCGCACGATGACCACGTCCCAGACCCGGCCCGTCGGCTCCGGCTCGTCCGCCTCCGCCGCGGTGAGGCGCAGCGCGGATCCGTCCAGCTCCACCGCGACCGACGCCGTGACCGGGACGTACTGCGCCTCCACCTCCGCCGCCTCGCCGAACGTGACCGCACCGTCGTCGTCGATGGTGTAGCCTACCCGGTAGGTCTTGGGGCCACGGCGGGCGAGCACGTGGTCCTCGGCCACCTCGACCGGCCACCACCGGTCGTCGCCCAGGGCCAGCTCGTTGCGGCGGTAGAGCGCGTCTTCCACGGCGCGGACGCGGCCGCTGAGCGTGAGATCCGCCGCCTGCAGGACGACTACTGCGCGCGCCGCCGTGCTCACGACTCCTCCCCGCCCCGCTCGTCGTCGTCGTCCTCGCTGCTGGCGCTGGCCGCGGCCTTGCCCGTCGGCTTGTCCGCGCGGTAGCGATGCCCGTCGACGGTGATGATCACGATCTCCCGCTCCGACGCCGCCCAGTCGAGCACCTCCTTCGACGCGATCTCCCGCGTCCCGGCCGGCTTGCCGTCCTTGTACGCCGGCCTGCGGACCAGCCGGCGCAGCGCCCCCGGGATCTTCTGCTCGTTCACTCTTCGGTCTCCTTGTTCGGGGTGTCCGCCCATCGCGCCAGGTACGGGATCGACTCGCACCCGCAGGCGACGGTGTTCCCCGCGGACCCGTCCGGGTCGCGCGGATGCATCAGCTGCTCGCCGCCCACGTCGAACGGCTCCGATACCTTGCGCCGCTGGCCGTTGACGGCCGAGTGCGACATGCGGCTCTTGCCGCTCCACTGCCACTCCTTGCCCAGGTCCGGCACCAGGTCCGCGGCCTCGTCCATCCGCGCCTGCGTGGCCATGGAGTGGATCCGGCCGGTCTCCGTGCGCATGATCATCTCCGCGCGCAGGCTCACCTTGCGGAACGGGCCGGCGTCGTCGCCGAGCTCCTTGCTGATCCCGGCCATCACCTCGTGCGGGGATCGGCCGCCGAGGACGCCCAGCCGGATGTGCGCCTCGATCGCCGCGCGGCCGTCCGCCAGGCCGAGCGCCAGCTTGTCCGCCGACCAGTTCGCGGCGCTCCGCAGCAGGTGCTCGCTGATCAGCGGACCGCCCAGCTCGATGCCCATCGCGGAGAGCGGCGCCTGCACGAGGCGTGGACCGAGGCGGGCCGCATCCTCGAAGATCCCGAGCGCGGCGTCCTCCACCCGCGCATTCCATCGCTCCATCGCCCCGTCCACCTCGCTCAGCAGCCGCGGGAGGAACGCCCGGTCGAAATCGGACGGCGCCCTGCGCAGCACGCCCCGGACGTCGGCCTGCATCAGCCGCAGGAGGTCCAGGATCACCAGCCGCGCGTCGGTCACCCCCGCCTTGCGGCGCGCCAGCTCCTCCCGCACCGCGCCGCGGAACCGCCGCTCTGCCCGCGTCACGGGTCACGCCGCGGCGGTCGCGGCGGGCGGCATGCTCTGCCGCTGGTCGTAGATCCGCGCGAGGTCATCCGCCGCGCTCTCGCTCCGCTGCGTCCGCGCCCGGGCGAGCATCTCCTCGGCGTCCACCTCGAGCCCCACGTGCGTCGCCAGGGCGGCCACCAGCCGCGCGCCGGTCTCCTGGTCCACGAACCCTCCCGTCTGCGCCACCGCGACGGCGTTGGCGATCGCCTGCAGCGCCGACGCGATCCGGCTCACGTCCTTGGTGCTGAGGTCCGGCATCGTGACGGTGATCGCCCGCGCCTCCGGCGTGTCGCGCAGGTACCCGACCCGGATGCCGCGGTCCACCTGCGCGTGCAGCCGGTCCTCGATCATCCAACGGAGGCCGGTCTGCCGCGCGGTGAGGGTCTTGACGGTGTGCCCGTCCATCGAGTCGGCCGTGCTGCGGTTGACGTCCCCGCCTCCGCCGTACCAGTGCTCCGGCTGCCCGGCCCCGCCGGCGATGTGGTTCCGGAACGTGCGCGTCGTCTCCGCCCCCGATGTGCTCTTCTCCCCGCCGCCCACCAGCGTGCGCTTGACCTTTTCGTTGTGGCCGAAGGACGACAGCGGCCGCGGAGGCGGCAGCTCAGCCATGTACGCGTCGATCTCCGCCTGGTTGAACCCGGAGAGCTCGTAGTCCCAGAAGTAGTGGCTGATCGCCTTGGTCCGGATCAGGTCGGCGAAGAGCAGCTGCTCGTAGCCGTCGAGCCAGTCGGCCAGCGCGAAGAGGTCGCTGATCCCCCGGGTCGCGGTGCGGAGCTTGTTGACCCCCGTGACCAGGATCTCGCCGTCCCCGAACCGCTCGCGCTCCCTGAGCGCCGCCGGCGACAGCCACTCCTCGTCCTCCCGGCGCAGCAGCGTCCGGTACCGGCGCTCCGCACCGCCCGCCGTATGCGCCTTCTGGACGACGCCGATCGGAGTGGTCGCGTCGTCCGGGCTCGGCACCACCTCCTGCACCCAGGTAGGGTCCAGGACGCCGTACTTGACCAGTCCGGAGAACGGGTTGGCGAAGACCGGGGCGAAGTCCTCGCCGAAGCAGCCGAGCTCGTTCACCAGCTGGGGGAGCTGCTGGTCCCACCGGTTGGCGGACCAGTGCCGACGGAGCAGCTCGTCCGCGCGCGGGTCCTCGACGCTGATGGTCACGCCCTCCCCGATCATCCACTCCGCCTGGGCGTTGATGATCCGCCGGCCGAGCGGGTTGCGGTGCCAGAGGTAGACGGCGATCTCCTGCATCCGCTCGTGCGTCACGGCGGGCAGGTCGCGGATGCTGCCCGACAGCGGCCGCCAGCCCTCGGCGTAGTCGCGCACGTGGCGCGCGGCTGGATCTCGACGCTGAGCCATCAGCCGAGCATCCTCTCCAGCAGGTTGCCGAGGAGCCCGCCGAGCAGGCCGTCGCCGCGGGCGTCCCGCGTCACGGCGAGCCTGCCGTCGTCGCCCGCCAGGCGCTCCCGGCCGAACGCGTCGGCCGCGGTGAGCGTGCCGTCGGTCACGCCGGGATCCCGCGACGAGGCCGCCGGCCTGACGCCCGCCAGCAGCTCGTCGAGCAGCGCGTTGCCCTGCTGGATCGCGTCCCAGAGATCGTCGTTGGGGTGCTGCGGGTAGTACTTGATCTGCTGCACCGCCTCGCGCGGCAAATCCGCGGAAAACACCAGCCCGCCCGACACCACCAGCGGCCGCTGGGTCCGGATCCGCAGGTCCTTGCTCCCGTGCGGCGTCACCGCCTGCACCGGCAGCGCGATCCCCATCTCGCGGGCGACGCGGGTCAGGTCCTTGTGGACGCTGCTCAGCCCCACCTTCTCCACGCCCACCACGCCGAACGGTCGGATCTTGTGGGCGCCCACGATCGTCTGGATCACCTCCTCCGGCGGGACCCGATCGACCAGCGCCCAGGAGACCAGGCGCCGGCCGTCCCGCAGCGCGTCGATCCGCGGCACGGCCGACGTGTCGCTCGTGGTCGTGCCGTCGCTCGGATCCCACATCGCCACCGACGCGACGACGTCCTCCGGAGCCGGGAGGTCCGGCGCCTCGAGAAACACCAGCTTGTCCTCGGGGAACCAGCAGGCGGCGGGGTCGAACGGGTCGTTCTGACGCTCCGACAGGAAGCTGGCGAGATCCTCCGCGCGCTCCTCCATCAGCTCGTAGAGCGCGAACCGGCCCGGCCAGAGGACCTCGGCGCCCTCGTCCATCTCGGCCCGACGCGCGTCGTAGAAGGCGCGCGCCCGCAGCCGCCGCTCCTCCGCCTCCGGCACGCTCCGGTCGTGGAAGACGAGCTCCCACTGCTCCCACAGGTCCATCCGCGACGGCATCACCTCCACCGCGCGGTAGATGCGCGCCTGGTCCTTGCCGATCACCGTGGCCAGGAAGCTGTGCGCGTGGAGGATCGTCCCCAGGATCAGGTAGACCGCCGCGCGCCCCAGCTTCTTCGCCACCTTCCGGTACCAGCGCATCGTCTTCGCTCGCCGCTTCGGGTTTTCGACTTCCTCGTCCGACTCGATATCGTCCAGGATGATCCAGTCCGGGCGGCGCGTGCCCTTCCGCGCACCGCGCACCGATTTGCCTTTGCCGGCCGCCATGATCACCGTCCCGTTGGCCATCACCAGACGGCTCAGCCCGTGCGGATTGAGCCGCGGCGGCGCCTCCCACGCACAGAACTCCGGGTAGACCGCGCGCAGGCGGAGGTTGCCCTCCAGCTCGTCCCGCACATCCTCGAGAAATCCCGCGGCCTGCGACCCGGTATCGGAGAAGATGAACGGGAAGCGCCGGTGCTGGTTGGCCGCCGCCCAGGTCGCGCCCGTCAGCGTGCCGGTCACCGACTTGCCGTACTCGCGCGGGCAGGCGAATGCCTCTTCCCGGCTGGCCGTCCGGCCGAGCACCAGGTCCTGGATCCGCGCGAGCAGCTCGCCATGCATCCGGCTCGGCGGGATCTCTTGCCCCTCCTCATCCACGTGGTAGTGGCCGAAGAAGAATCCGCTGAACGCGTCGATGGACGCCCCGAAGCACGCCTGCACCTGCTCCCGGCTCGCGGTCTTCGGGAGGTCCAGGAAGTCGCGCGCGTCCTGCAGCGCGGCCTCCAGCTCCGCCTCCTCCGCGCTCGCGTCGTCGTCCGGCTCCACCGGGACCGGCTCCGGGAGGAGATCGTCCAGCTCCTCCCGCAGGCCGCGCCGGCGTGCCTGGAAGTCGCCCAGCGAGATCGTCTTCACCTTTCGCCTCTGCCGCGCGCGAGGCACGCACCCGCCTCGATCCCCGTCCACGCCCCCGATCGGGGCGGGAAAGGCCGTTCGAAAGGCCTTTCCGGGCGCGTCCGCCGGCAGCCGCCCCTCACCCGTACAGCTCCTGCAGCCGCTCCGTCTCCCGCGCCACCAGGTCGAGCACCTCCGCGCGGTGACGCTGGACCACCGGTCCGACCGCCGGATGCGACGCCAGCACGCTGATCAGCGCGCGCGCCACCAGGTCCACCGGCGGCAGCGGCGCGGCGGGGGCGGCGCCGCGGAGGAGCTGCGCCGCGTGGGTTGCGGCGAACGCCTGCTGCGGATCCGCCGACTCGCGCGCCCGGCGCGCCATCGCCACCGCCAGCGCCGCGCTCTCCCGCTCGAGCTCCGCCTGCTTCTCCCGCAGCTCCGTCCACGACTCCTCCAGGCACCACCGCTTGACCGTGCCGAGCCCCACCCGCACGCGCGCCCCGACCTCCCGGAGCGGCACCCGCGCCATGTAGAGCTGTCGCGCCCGCCTGCGGACCGCCTCCGGATGCGCCATGCACCGTCACGCCGCCACGCCGGCGGACTCGGCCGCGGCCAGCACCGCCTCCATCCGACGCGTCCGCTGCCGCAGCACCAGCACCGTCGCCTGCTGCGTCGCCCGCTCCACGCGCAGCGTCAGGAGCCAGCGGCGGATCCGCTCCACCAGGTCACTCAGGATCGCACCAGGCGCTGCACGTACTCGTCGGATCCGCATCGTCACCCCCGGTCGCTTGGGTCAGGTGGATCAGGCGGCGGACGTTGTCGACCGTCGCGTCGAAGCGGTCGTTGGTGAGCAGGTAGTCGCGGAACGCCGCCGTCTGCTCTCGGTTCTCGACCCACAGGCTCCGCACGACCGCCAACCAGAAACCGTTGGTCACGCACACCGCCGCCAGCAGCAGCAGCGCCACGGCCACCGGGCTCTGCAGCACCGTCTCCCAGGAGCGCAGTTGGTCGGGGGTCATCCGCCCAGCGGACGCAGCTGGCGCTCGATCACCTCCAGCTCGTCGAGCTTCTGCTGGTTGTGGAGCTCGCGCCGGTCGAGCGCGAGGCTCTGCGTCTCGCGCCGGATCCGGCGCGCGTCGCGGTCCAGCTCGGCGCGCTGGAGGAAGAGCGCGTCGAACTTGTCGTTGAGCTCCTCGATCTCTCGATCGACCGGCTCGTCACCCAGGAAGAGCAGCTTTTCCGCATCGCTCACGAAGACCTCCAGCTTGGCCAGCAGCACGCGGATCCGCCGGCGCTCGCTCAGCGGGAGCGCCGCCTCGATCCGCCGCACCACCGCGCGGCCGTCCTCCTCCACCTGCCGCACCGCGTGGTGCAGGTCCCGCTGCAGGTCCTCGCTCAGCACCATCGTCACTCCCGGGTGATCGTCGAGCGGCGTCAGGTGCCGCCAGCTCCCGCTTCGGTTCCACGCCATGGTCCATCCTCTCTTCCTCATGGGGCGCCTCCGCTGTCACACGGAGGCGCCCGAATCCGTCCTTCTTTCCCGCGTCCCGCCCCGCGATTACGCGGTCAGGGGGCAGTCGCAGTGCGTCTTGGCGGCGATGCTCACCCCCTCGCCGCAGCCGGGCGAGCAGGTAAAGCGGTAGCCCTGGCAGGTGTCGTAGCACGTGTTCTCCGGCAGGTTGGTCATGCACCACGCCTGGCACGACGCACCCACCACCCCGTCCGACTCGCACGTCTGCATCCCGATGCACGTCTGCCCGAGGCACGTATCCTCGGTGTCCGTCTGCGGGTCGCTGGTCGGCGGCGACTGCTGGTGCGCCGCCACCGTCCCGATCCCGTCGCCGCCGCCGGTGTCGAAGCTCTCCACCTCCAGGTGCTCCACGTTGAGCCTGATCTTCATCTGCGTCTCCCTTGTGAGTGGGGGGGGGGACTACTGGCCGCCGCCTCAGCGCCGCGGCCCGTGGCTGATCCGGACGTAGGGCTCGGACGACGTCGTGGCGCTGCAGACCGCCACCTTGTCCTCCGCCACCCGGCCCGACACCACCGCCGCCTCCAGGGCGGCCGGGTCCAGCACGCGCCGGGTGATCGCACGCCGGGCGGCGGGCGCCAGCTCGTTGAGGATCCGCGCCCGGATCTCCTCCGGCAGCGCGTTGAGGTCGTGCTCCGTCCGATAGGCGGCGGCCCGCTCTCCACGGCCCAGCAGCTCGTACAGCCGGTCGCCATCCACCGTCGTCCGCGTGGTCGACACCACGGTGACGTGCGTCTCCGGGCCGTCCCACTCCCGGACCCCGCGGGCGCCCAGCTCGCCGACGATCAGGCGCTGGCACTCGCCCGCCAGGCGCTTGACCGATCCCTCGATCCGCTTCGCTCGCTCGTAGCGCTGGGTCTGCCGGAGCAGCTCATCGTCGGTGAGCCGCGGCGCCGGCGCGGCCGGCGGAGTCGTCGTCATTGGCATTACGCGGTCAGGGGGGCGAACAGACGGAGAAAACGCCTCCACTGCTTATCGCTCGCTCCCCGCCGCGGTACGCGGACATGGTATCCGAGCCGGGCCGGCGTGCTCCCGCACGTGGGGCAGGCGGCCGACCCCAGCGCGATCAGCTTTCGGCATGGGACGCACAGGTCCTTAGGTTTCGTCCGGCACCACCCGTCGCAGCAACCACACACTCGCGTGTGCCGCGGCGCCGGCGCGGCCGGCGGAGTCGTCGTGATTGGCATCAGCCCGCCTGCTCGATGAGGGTCGTGCCCGCCACCGGCGCGGTGTCGCCGTGGTAGTCCACTGCCACGATGCGGCCGGGGATCAGCCCGTAGCTGCTCAGTTTGCCGCCGTCGTGGCCGGCGAGTGCGCGGACCGCGGCCGGGATCGCGTCCAGCGGAAAGCCCTCGGGGAGCGGATCGGCACGCCGCTGCACCAGCAGCAGCCCGAGCGGCAGCGCCAGCACCACCGGGCACGCGCCCTCCAGCCCCCGGCGCTCCGCCTCCGCGAGGTTGCTGAGCAGTCCCCACAGGAGACTCCGCCAGCTCGACGGGTGGGGGAGCTTCAGCGCCCACGCGCCGATCAGCAGGACGAGCCGGGAGCTCCCGCGCCGGATCTCGATCCCCATCAGCGGCCCCCCTCCCAGCAGCTGCGGTCCGCCAGGCACGACGGCGGAGCGAGCGCGTGCACCTCCAGCTGGTGGAGCGCGGAGTCCCGCTCCGCCGCGTAGCTGTCCGCCAGATAGCGGGTGCGGAGGTACGCGTCCCGACTCGCGAGGTGGCCGCCGACGTAGGCGGTGACCGCCGCGCAGATCGCGCCGATGACCGCGGCCGAGAGCGGGATCACGCAGGAGTACTTGCGCATGGGGGGTGGGGACGTGGGGTGAAACCGGGTGCCGGTCCGACAAAACGAAAAAGGGCCTCGCGGTGTGCGAGGCCCTACGTTATGTGGTTTGATTTGGCGATGTGGGATTCCTGAGAATCCTGAGACGCGAGTGGGGTTCTAGCGGGGTTGGGGCACGAGGCTCCTCAACAAGTATCGACCGCGCGCGTAGTCCAGGGTGCAGATCCAGTAGCTGCGTACTGTCCTGCCGGCGCTGTCCGTCTCGACGTAGGTTCGGACAACCCACGCCGCGGCCCGCGAATCGTAGACGGCGCGGCCGTCGAGGGACATGGGGAAGCGTGCGGTGGATGGAGACCCGACTCGCACGGCAATGTGGGGCCGGCACGCCGTGTATGCGGCCAGGGCGGACCCAGTATCGGCTTCAGGCTCGCGAGCCCGCAGTTCCAATTCGCGGCGGTGGATCTCCACCGCTACAACGAGTACGAGGAGCACCAATGCGCCAACGAAGGCCAGCCCGGCTCGGACGACGATCGGCTCGATCAGCGGTGCGGGCTTCGGATCGTCCGTGCGTTCAGTCATTGGAGTAACCTCGCTGGACTAGTAAGTTTGACGACGTCCATCTCATTTTCCAGCCCCCCCCCAACCTGTGGAGAAAACCCCGTGTCGAAACCCAATTGGAAGCAGCGGCTCGTCATCCTGATGGCTGCGGCGCTCCCTGCCGCTGTCGTCGCCGGTTGCTCGACGGCGGCGGAGGACGGCCCGGTCGGCGCACGCCATGAGACGGTACGGCCCAGCCGCGACGTCGTAGCCGACAGCGTCGGCGTGCGTGATTTCGGAGGCGGCGGAGGCTACACTACCCAGAGCGACAGCGGCCCTCCTGAAAAGGGGGGTGGTGGAGTAGGCAGCGGGGGAAACTGACGGGATCCCCAAATGGGGGGGCTTTTCCTAACCCGACCCCCCCGCGTCAGACCACCACTGCGGCGCCCTCGCCGAGATCGGCAATTAGTCCACTCGCGAGGGCGTCCGCTCGGCCGTTCAACGGGGATCTCCTGACCGTTACCGCGTCGAGGGCGCGGTGCGCTCGCACGGACTCAAGCACTGCCTCTGCCTCGAGTCGCACAAACGACTCCCTCCGCCGGGTAGCAAGCGCGAGCGCTTCTCGCGCGAAGTGCTCACCTTCATCCCACTCGCCCAACGCGGCGGCTCCTCGTGCCAGACCGAGGTTGGCTTCCGCCGCAAAGTGCTCCGTATCAGCCTGATGACGGAGATACTGCACCCGACCAACCGAGAATTCGAAGAGCGGTCGGTCCCGGAGAGCACCTGCAGCTCGGGCGACGGTACCCCACGCAACCATCTTTTCTTCGGCTACGCTGAAGTGATGTGCGGCCTGTCGCACTAACGGTAGCCCCTGTTCAAACTTCCCGCTGCAGATCCAGTGGTAGCCGACATCATGCGCGAGTCGAGCTAGCCACGGGTGTCTCGGGCCGTACAGGAGCCGGGCTTGCTCCGCCAGTTGCACAGCGCGCCCGGTCTCGCCGAGATCGATTGCGAGGAGGAACTGATCGTGAGCTACAGCGCCCTGGAGTGCTGAGAGCCCGTGACGCTGAGCGGTACGGAACGCCTTCGCCAGCGTGCGTTTGGCGAAACGGTACCTGCCTCGCTGAGCGGCAGTCGCTGCGAGCGGGAGGTGGGCAAGAACATGCGTAGCCCAATCTTCGGATCGCGCCGAGCCGGCGATGGAGCGGCGCAACAAGTGCTCTGCCGTTGCGAATAGGGAGTGCCGGCGAGCGCGCCTCCCCAGCGCGTAGAGCGCGCTGGAGGAAAGCAGCATCCTAGAGCCCCACACACCGAACGCAAGCCAAAGGAGATCATCGAGCGATCTGCCGGTCCACAGGCCGGGGGCAACGGACAACTCCACCGCGGCTCGAAACCAATCTTCGTCCAAGTCCTTGCTTGAGACGACGTCCAAGGCGCATGACACCGCAAACAGGTCATGCGCTGTCGAGTCAACCTCGTCTGGCCAGCTCGCGAGCGAATAAGCGTAGAAAAACGCGTATCGATCGACGATCGGCGCATTGAAGAGACTCAGGTTGATCGTCCAGCTACGATCGGCTCGCGGTCCGATTTGGAGGGAATGTCGGAGCAACGAGTGCGAGATACTGCCCCCTCTACGCGCGAGCAGCGGAGCGAACTGGTCGGATTGGATCGCATGGAGGGGGGCGGGCAGGTCCTGGCGTGCACGATTAATCCGCGCGCTTACGCGCCTCTGCAATGCGCACCCCTGCCTCGTCGGCCGATTGTTCGGTCGCATCAGTGATCATAGGGAGGAAAACGACGATCCAGGCCTCGACAAAGCCCCGGCCGGCCGGGTGAAAACCGAGGGCGATCTCGCGTGCGTCCTCAACCAGATTCTGCAACGACTCATAGTGGCCTTGGCGCCAAGCCATTGTGAGACGTTCGGTGAGACGACGTGCGGCATCGATCGCAACCCGCTCTTCCCCCGAAAACCTATTATACGCAGGATCCGCCAAAATTGTAACTACCCCGTCGCCCCGGCCCCTCGCCTGACCACCAGCACTTTCCCTATCGTTTGTTTCGTGAGTTTCTTCTGTAGAGTCTAGCCAATCCGCGATCCTCCCGAGCGTTCGGCGATACGGAATTGACTCTCCCTCCACGTACTTGTGCAGGGCGGCGTGCGTAATCCCCCCGATCGCACGCGCTGCTGCACGGTACGTGATCCCTTTCCGCTGTAGCCGACTGGCTAAGCGGACGCGGATATCCTCGGCAAGTTCGGATCGTTGGGGTTTCAAAGTATTGACAGGCGATACAGACTTGACTAGACTAGAGCGTGAAGGTCCGTTAACCAAAATGAACATTATCTCACCGGGGCGCAAGGAGAACCAGTCAGGTGGAGACCTCAATCGGCGGGACTGACGACCAGCTGATGACGCCCAAGCAGGCGGCGGAGTACGTGGGGATGGAGTTGCGGGCCAAGCCCTACGCGCTCGGCACCATCTACAACCTGCGCTCGGAGGGCGTGATGGCTCCCCCGGACGAGATCCGGCGTGGTCGTCCGCGGTGGCGCAAGTCGACCCTCGACGCGTGGGTCCGCACGCAGATCCAGACCGTCCATAGTGGCGCCGGGCGCCAGTCGCGTGAGGAGAAAACCCAGTGAGTACGCGGAAACTGAGTGTCCAGAGTGGCGCCGCGGCGCCAGTGCGTGACGGTCTGGACACCGTCCTCGCACGACTCCCGGAGGAGCAGCGCGCCGCCGCCGGCCTCATGCACCGGATGGGGATGGTGAGCGCGTTTGAGTTCACCCGCGCGCTGTCGGACGTCGGCGCCCTGGTCGCCCTGCAGCAGATCAAGGACGAGGCGGCCTACGAGCAGCTCGGCCTGACGTGGGAGCAGTTCTGCCGGGCGCTCCCGGGCTCGCCGTCGCGCCGCGTGGTAGACGATCGACTCCTCCAGCTGGATGAGCTGGGCGCCCAGTTCATGGGCCTGGCCGCCGAGCTGGGCCTGCAGCGTCGGACGCTGCGCGCGCTGCGGGCGGTGGACGCTGACGCGCGGCCTCGGCTGCTGGAGTCGGGGGAGGCGCTGGAGTTCCCGGATGGGCGCGTGGTCCCGGTGGACGCGGACCACCGGGAGGAGCTGCGCGAGGCGATGGAGGATTTCGCCGGCGAGATGGCCGCGCTCCGCGAGACGCTCCGGGTGGGGACGGAGCAGATGACTGCGCGCGCGGAGGAGATCACCCAGCTCACGACGCGGGTCCTCGAGCTGGAGAAGCGGGACGAGATCGCCCCGCTGAGCATGGCGGAGAAGCAGTGGCAGGCGGCGTTCCGCGAGTTGCGCGTCTTCGCGGACGTGGTGCTGCGAGAGCGGCCGGACCCGGCGTGGGCGATGAGCTGGGTGCGGTCGATCCAGATGGAGCTGGACCGTGTGCTGGACTACGCCGTGGCGGAGCAGGGTGCGGACTACGATCCGGACGATGAGGAGCTCGGCCGCGCCATCAACGACCTCTCACACCAGGAGCAGGGATCATGAGCGAGTACACGAGTGCGGGAGCGCGCCGGAGCGGGGAGGGAGCCACCCCGTGGCCTACCATGGATCCGGTCGAGCGCTCGGCGCATTTCCACCGGCAGCTGCTCACGGTGTTGTCCGGGCTCATCGAGTCGGAGCCCACCGCCACCCAGCGGCTGCTGCGCTACCTCGAGCAGGACGACTACTGGCTCGCACGGGGAGACGACGAGTGGGAGGCGGCCCGCCTGGAGGTCGTGGAGCGGCTGCGCACGAAGCTGGCGGCGAGGGCGGCGTGAGCGCGCCCGTCCGGATCCAGGAGTCCGTCGGCCGCGCATGGACGGACCCGATCTGCTGCCCTGTCTGCGGTACGCAACTCCGGCGCGAGGGGCCCGGGCGTATCCGCCGGACCCGTGCCCAGATCGCGGCGCGAGTCCCCGTCCACGTGGTAAGGGCGGAGCGGATCGGTGCATCCCCGTGGGTGTGCGACGTCGGTCTTGACGAGCACCGCCGCGACTTCGACCGGACCCGCCACGTTGGCGGAGAGGTCGCTTGGTACCCCGATCAGATCCAGCAGCGGCGCCGGGAGTTCCTCTCCCCGGTGCATCCGGACCGACAGCCGTGGGCGTATGCTGCTCCGCAGCGGCTCGGCAAGCGCTGCTCTACCGCCTCCGGCAACGCCCGGAGGGCGGCGTGAGCGCGCCCGTCCGGATCCAGGAGTCCGTCGGCCCCCGGGCATCCGCCCAACTGCTCTACCTGGTGGGGGAGCTCGCTGTGTCGGAGCCGGAGGCGGCCGCGCGCATCCTCGCCCGCATCGAGGCGGACCGCTACGCCACGCCCGCGCGCGAGCTGGACCGGCGGATCGTGGAGGTGGCGCTGCGCAATCGACTCGATGCCGAGCCGGAGAGCAGCTGGGGACCTTTCGGCCGCAAGCCCGCGGGCCAGGCGGGTACCCAGGGAGATCGGGCCCCTGACACAAGCTGCGGGGGCGCTGCCCTTCCCCTCGCGGCACCCGCCAACCTGCGTGAGCCGTGGTCCTGGCTACGCGACCGCCTGGCGGCGGACGGCGGTGGATGGATCGAGATCCACCGGTACGTAGGCAGGGACCTCACGATCCAAGTGGACGGGGTCTCGTACCCGCTCCCACGGCGCGAGCCATACACCGACTACGCGGGCCGGCAGGTGCTGGTCCGGTACCGCCCGGACGATCTCTCGTGGATCAAGGTAACCGGCCTGGTGGGTGACGAGGGGCTGGTCATCGTAGAGAGGAGCGCGTAGATGCTCCCGGCCGAGCCCAACCTGCCGCGCACCGTCGCCTCCTGGACGGACGGCGAGGTGCTGTGCGTGATCGATGAGTGGGTGGACGTGGGCGACGTGCGCATCTACTACGCCGAGGCCCGCCACGAGGAGACCGACTGCGCCGTGTTCCTGCAGGGTGCACGCGTCGGTAACAACGACTGGACACGCGCCGCCCTGGGGCGCGCGGCGGCGTGGCTGTCGGACCCCGCCAACGACACGGAGCGGTGATGCGCTCGCGCCCCCGCACCGCTCCGTCGCTGTGGTTCGTGTGTCCGGGATGCCCGGCGGACGACAACGACTGGCCGGCGAGCGCGTTCCGCGCGTGGACGGCCGCGTCGCGCCGGGGGCGCCCGCAGTACCCGATCTGTGACGCGTGCCTCTTCGCCCGGTACCCGCGCGTCTACTACAGCTGCCAGGCGTGCGGCGGGCTGATGTACTACCACTCCCGGCACCCTCACCGTCGTACCGGTACCTGCTCGAGCTGCCTGCGGCAGCGCCAGGCGGCGCGGACCGCCGCGCCCTCCATAACCCTCAGCTGATCTCCAGGCGCCGCTCTCGTGCCCCGCAATCCCAACCTCACGCCCGAGCAGCTCGACGAGCTGCAGCGCCACGCGCCGCCACCGAGCCAGCGTGCCGCCTACGTCAAGGAGCAGGCGGCCCTGCTGGGCTGCGCGCCGAGCACGATCTACCGCGCGCTCGAGCGGGGGACGCCGGTCCGCACCCGACGGCGCCGGAGCGACGCCGGCGCCATGAAGGCGCTGGACGAGGAGACCTTCCTGGATCTCGCCGCGATGACCGTGCGCATGGGTTTCGACGCCGGGGCCGCGATCGACGTGATCAACGCCAACCGGGCCCACGTCGGGCTGGCACCGCTGGAGGTGCACCCGGAGACGCTCCGCGCGCAGCTGCGCCGCCGCCAGGTGAGCCGCCGGCACAACGAGCGGGACCTCCGGGTGCACCGCCGGTGGGAGGCCCCGCACAGCAACTACCTGGTCCAGATCGACTCCACCGTCGCGCTTTCCTACTACATCGACCGCGACGACTCGATTGGCCACGAATCGGCGGCTGCGCTCAACAAAAACAAGGCCGGGAACGGCCGCCCCCGGGTCTGGATGATCGGGATGGTGGACGACTACAGCCGCACGCGCTGGGGCCGGTTTTACACCTCGGAGGCCGCGGCGTGCTGGTGGGACCTGATGGAGCGCAGCTGGCGCAAGCCCGCGGACACGACGATCTGGCCCGCCTACGGGATGCCGGAGCAGGTCTACTCGGACTGCGGCAGCGGACTGCGGTCCACGCAGGTACGCACGGCGCTCGAGGAGCTGGGCGTCAAGTACGACAGCGCCCGGCCCTCGACGGAGCACGAGACCAACGCCCAGGCCAAGGGCAAGATCGAGCGCGCGCTGCAGCTGCTGCAGGCTTTCGAGCGGCTCACCAAGATGCGGAGGTTCGGCGACCTCCGCGAGATGAACGAGGCGTTCGACAAGTTCCTGCTCTGGGTCAACCGACGCGTCCACTCGGTGACCGGGCAGAGCCCGTTCCACCGCTGGCTCGCGGGGATGGCGGACCAGCGCGTCCGGCTGCTCCCGCCCCCGGAGGTCACCGCCCGGCTCGCGTGGATGGAGATCGACCGGCTGATCAACAGCGACCTCGCGATCCGACTCGAGCGGACCGCGTACCAGCTCCCCCGGCGGGCGCCGTTTGTCGACTACGTCGGCAAGCGCGTGCCGGTCCGGTACCGGCGCCACGACCTCTCCCGGATCATCGTCGTCCTGGACCGGGAGGAGCACGAGATCGACGCGATCCCCGCCACGCCCGACGTCGCCGGCGACTTCCACGCGGCCCCCGTCCCCGCCGCGGTTGCGCTCAAGCGCGAACTGCAGCAGCGCAGCCTCGATCACCTGGATCCGCACCTGGTGCACGACTACCGGCTCGAGCGGACGGAAGAGCGGTTCGCCGCGCGCCTGCCCGAGATCGAGCACCCGCTCGCCACGGCCGCGGCG